CATAATTATGGCAGGATTTCTAGACAATATCGGCTTAGGAGGACTTAAATCAAGACTATCAGATTTAAGCCGAGTTGGTATGAAGTACGAGGATCTTTTAATTAAGAACTCACAATCGATAGGTTTTATTGAAAGTCAATTAATGCAAGCTCGAGGCAGTGCTTTACCAGGAGGTCAGACTGACTCTTTAGCAAGAGCAACGATGGCAATCTCAGATACAACATCTGCTCTTAGAACTAAAGCTATTGCATTTTTCCAATTGGATTATGCAACAAAACGCGAAAGACTTAGAGACCTTGCATCAAATGGTGAAATTGAATTTGTAATTGAGTCTATTACAGACGACGTTATTGTATTTGATGAAGATAACAGATTTGCTTATCCAAATGACCTAGTTGGCGAAATGCTCTACAAAGGTAAAAACAAGGAACAGCGTCTTAAATATCAAGAGAAAGTTATTGACAAATACAATGAAAACTTTGAAAAAATCTACAATGCATGGGGTTTCAACGAAGGAATTTCAGCATGGCAGTATTTCTTTCAGTGGTTAATTGAAGGTCACTTAGCATTTGAAATTCTCTATGATGACTTACAAAATCCAAGAGAAATTATTGGATTTAAGGAGATTGACCCTTCCACACTATATCCACAAATTAAAAAGGATGCAGCCGGAAAGATCTTCTTAGAATGGGCACAAAAAGTTCCTGGTGAATCTAAAGTAAGAACCCTTACTGATTCTCAGGTTTTATACCTATCATATTCAAACCACTTTAGAACAAAACGTATCTCGTTTGTTGAAAGAATGGTTAGATCATTTAACTTAATGCGTGTTATTGAACACTCTAAAGTTATTTGGCATACAATGAACGCTCCAATTCGTTTAACAACTAAAGTTCCAATTGGAAGTAAGTCACTAAACAAAGCAAAGGAAGATGTTCGTGAATTTGCAAACCAATTAAAAGAAGATATTTTCTTTGATACTAATACTGGTGAAATTCAGGTAGACGGCCGTCCAAATCTACTATTCTACAAGAATTATATTTTACCAGTTAATGACCAAAACCAGTCAATTGAAATTGCACCACTAGAATACGCAGGTCCTAATATGTCTGGCTCTGAACTTCTTAACTACTTTAAAGAAAAGTTAAAGATGGATTCAAAAATCCCTTATTCAAGATGGGATTCAGCAAATGGTTCAGGTCAATATACAATGAATGCTGAAGGTATTCGTCGAGAAGAGATTCGTTATAATAAATTTGTAACGCGTTTGCGCTCTGCATTTAAGGAACTTTTAACCAAGCCTCTATATTTACAAATGTGTCTTGATTTTAAAGATCTAAAGGATGATTATCGTTTTAAAAATGCAGTTGGTATTAACTGGCATGATGATAACGTCTTTGAAGAAATTAAACAACAAGACTTACTTAATAAACGTCTTGCAACAATTAACGCTCTTAAAGGAGTTGTTGATGATGAAGGCAAACCATACTTCTCTACTGAATACTTGGTTAAAGAGTATTTACGTATGAGTGATGAAGATCTTCAAAAGAATAGAGACTATATGAATCAAACTCCAACCGGAGAAGGTGAAGCTGGCGAAGCCGCAGCACCTGGAGCTGCGCCTGAAGCAGGTACTGCACCGGAAGGTGGAGCTGGCGCTGAAGCCGCAGTTGGCAAAGAAACCGCATCTGAATTAGGCGCGCCTGGAGCTCTATAATAACTAACAATTTTTCATAAAAAAAGCCGCAATTTGCGGCTTTTTCTTTTTATATCGAATCAGTTATTTGTATGCAATAACAAATCTAGCCTTACCGTCAATTGTTAATAATAGGTGTATAGAATCTTTAAATTGATCTATTCCATCTGGTACAAGATAAGCCTTAACTTCAAAGTTTCTATTCTTTAATAGCGAACAATATTGTTTTAACTGGTAACGTACGCCGATTTCCAATCCAGCTAAATCTACTGAGTCTGAAAAATCAAATAAGAACGACTCTTCGTCTACTCCATAATCGGACCCACCGAGTACAGTTTTAGTTGGAGTCAATAGCGTCATTTTAATTTGAGCTAATAGCACCTGCAATTCTTCCCTTTCAATAAATGAAAGTTCTTCGTATCCAGGGTCGTTTTCGTGTTTTAAGTAAATATCAGTAATCATATTAGAATCTCATTGTATACATCCAACCAGCAGAGTTTTCGCCTTTAATTGCTTCCAAAACAGCTGTCATTTCAGTATCAGCCTTTGTTACTAGGTTGGTGTAATTTATTTTAACATCTCCTGGTAGTACATAGTCAAATGTAGTAATCATTTCCCCAAGTCTCTGTTTAGACTTTGCTCTGCAATAGCGTTGAAACATTTCATCTTCATATAGATTAGATGGATCAATTTTCTTAGCAACTTCTAGCACAGCGCCTCTCTTAGGGGTTCTACCAAGAACAGTTATTTGTTTAGTGTTTTTGTTATAATCATATGCAATTGTATCTAACAGAAAGGCTTTAGTTAAATCCAGGAATGAGAACATTACTGTTCTATACATTAAAGATTCTCCAACAAACGGTGTTAAGAAAGTTTCGGCTCCAATAAATTTGTTTTCGCCAAAGTCTCTATCCACTGTTGAAAATACTGAAGCTCCAGTTGGCTCAACTGCTTTGTGAACAAATTGTACGCAATCTGGTAGAGTAATAGTACGGCTTGCTTTAAATTGAGCAGCACTAAATACATCAATTGGAATTTGCAAATACGCTTTATCTAGAGCATATTGCCAATTATCATAGAAGAAAACCTCGGCATTCTTTATAACCCTTTCTACTTCTTTGGTTGGAAGCTGATAGGGAAGGGCTCCTGAAAAAGTTACTTCATCAATAATATCTGATATTAATTCTTGTCTAGTCACGCAGTTTGCGTTATTTTAATTAGGCAGTTGGTGCCTGTGCAGCAGCCATTTTAGCAGCTTCTGCTTTCTTTTTATCCTCTTCGGTTTTTGCAGCAGTAGCATCAGCAATTTTTAATTTAATTGCATCAAGTTCTTTTTGAGAATCTAGTACCTTTTGCATAGCAGTTGCTTCTTGTTGGTTTAACGCAACTAGGTCTGCTGAAGCATCTTCATTTAGACCAAAGTAGTTTTGAAATGACTTAATCATTTTATTGTAGTTCTTTTTGTTATTTATCGGAAATATAGTCCGAAAAAGTTTTTATACGGGTTGTGCCAGAACCAGGATTTGCTCCAAGTTCTTGACGACTTGCTTTATACGAACCCCATTGAGATGGTACGCGAATAGTTCCGGAAACTCGTTGTGGATTTCTTTCCGGTGACATGTCATCCATATCTGGATTGCTTTTAGTACGGTCTCTGATTAACTCTGGTGTTAGCAGGTCCTCTTCAATCTTTCCACCTAATATCATCCATACCTTTTTAGGATCCTTTCCTTCAGGGATCCCCTGTGAAAAGCTATCAAAGTCTTGTGCTAACCAAAACTCTCTCATTAGAGTGCCAGATACACCATCTTCATCTCCGTCTGCACCGGAGTTTCCTCCAAATTCTGGACGTTCGGTTTCTATTCTATTAATTTTAGAAATTGAGCCTTGCCATTTTTCCATGGCAGCCCATCTAGGCATATCCTTATCTGTAGCGTAAAGATTAACTACCGTATTTGGTGCATATTGTGTTTGGCCAAGAGCTTCAACGAATTCATATCCACTTCTAACTGGAGTAACGTTTGATAGGTGTAGTTCAACATTATCAAAGTCTTCTAAATAGTAATCTAATACATCCATTGCAGATTTGCCGCTAATTCCAGCCATTTCTGTCTTGGAAATAAACACGTGTACCTCGTCGTTTTCTTCTGCAATTTTTGCAATTGCATCATAGTGACCAGCATGCGGTGGTTTAAATTTACCACTAAATATTCCGACTGTTTTAATATCTAATTTTGGAACTTGAGTACGACCAATTTTTCTGGTCTTCATTGTAATTTCTGCAAACTCAGTCTCTAGACTCTTTGCAAGTGCTAGGTTTTTGCGATCATCATCATAAAAAGTAAAATGAGTAAAGCCCTTTGCCATTAGTTTACGAAAGGCTTCTTTTTTCTTTTCTGCAATAGTGCCGTCGAATCCAAATTCTGGATCACTAACTGCATAAATTAGGTTGGGGTGAATATCTATACCGTGGGATAATAGAAATTCTCTGACTAGTTTCTTATTATCTCTAGCTGTAATAATCCCGACAGCAGTCCCGGATTCGTATGCAGAACGTAATATGTTAAGTACCCATTCAACCAATCGCCCAGCCTTTAAAATATTAGCATCATTAAATTGGGTGTAGTTAACCTCATGATGAGGTTCCTTTTCATAATCGTTAAACTCCTGTGGAGTAAGATCAAATTTTTCGCCAGTCAAGGCATCCTTAACAAGGATCTTTGCATTGGTAACAACTAGTGTGTCATCCAAATCAAATACGATAATTGAATTGTCTCTAGAAAATGCCATTTCGTTTACTGTTTGCACTGGCCATTATTTTTTATTATTTATTTAGCCAGTATATCAATGTAAATATACTAATCCTGGCTCAATAAAAGCAAAAAACGCAAAGCTTCGAGGCCTTGCGTTATTTGAATAGATTCTTCCAAATGGTAAGATCCTTATAATTCAGTCTTTATTGAATCGACTGCTTCTTTGTATTCTTCCATAGTTACTCCAATTTCGCTTGCTTGCTGTTCTGGAGACATAGTTAATGATCTTGTTTGATTAGCTTCATTAGCCAACCATTGTGTAACTTTAGTCATTACCTCTGCAGATACTGATTCGTACACAGCAGATTCCATTAAACCATTTCTATAACAACCAAGTGCCTCTTTAACGTAATCATTATATTCTATATCAGAATCGTCGTTATGTATTTCTAGAGCTTCATTACAAAGTTTTTCGCAAACCTCATAAATTGATTCGCAAGTAGATTCATAACAAGCCGACTCGTTATTTGCATATTCATTAACCGTAATACCGTCATCTACCATTTCATACATGCATTTTTCCATATATGCACAGGCTTCATTAACATAACCATCAAACTTATGTTCAGGATCTTCGTCATCTTCATACATTGCTGCTTCTGAACAAGTAGATTCGCAAATTGATTCGATAAGGTGGTGTGCAGCTTCAGATAGCATATTTTTACTACCATCGTGGCAAGAGTGACCTAGGCCTTCTGCCATATACTCAGAATTTCCTGGGTTATTCATTATTCTTCCATTGGGAAGTGTTACACGTTCCTTTCCGATTCCATATTCAAAGTTATTTGAATTGTGACCTAATTCGTTTGGAATTTCGGCATCTTCCTCATCATCACTATACGTATCACAGTGTTCTCCGCAATCTGAACAAATATCGCCCATCATAACTGATGCACCGCAACAGTCTGAAGATACTCCATACTCGTATGCATCTCTAGGGTCCCATGATTCATTTGTACGTGACTTAGCTGAATCATAAATAGTTTTTAACCATGATTCAAGTTCTTTGTTATCACCTGCATCTAGGTTAGAATATTCTTTTTTAAATGCTCTAACAAAACTTCTGAAAGTTTTAGATTCTTGAGCAAGCAGATCAAGTTCAGACATTGCGCCTTCTTTAATAGCAATTGCTTTCTTTTTAGGGGCACCAGATTTAGCGTCGGCTGCCGCTTTCTTCATAGACTCCTTTTTATCTCCGTCCTTATCTAAATCTAAAAAATCAGGTTTACCTGATTTACCAGGTGCAGCCTTTTTTCCAGCCGGCTTTTTACCAGCTTTCTTATCTAGATATGCCTGTAAACCCGCGTTAAGCTGTTTCTTTTCATTTAAGAAATCTGCAAATCTTAATACTTTGTTTTCTGCGATTTGTGGTTCTTGTCCACATGTTTCGCAATCTTCGGTTACTTCTGGATTACGGCCAGCTTCATTATCAAACTGTTCGTCCTCTGAGTAGTAATTTGGCTTCTTTAAAAAAGAAGGTAAGTCTTTGTTAGAAAATTTTCCCATTTTAACTAATTATTTCATGATTATTTATCTATGGTTGTCCTCTATACTTGACTCAGCTAGACCTGTGCTGTCTGCGGATGCCGTAATATTAACATGGCCATTGTCTTTAAGCTTTCCATCAATCCAAAGTTCAGCTAGCAGGTCCTCAACGTGGTTTTGCACCATTCTTTTAATTGGTCTGGCTCCATATTTCTCATCATAGCCATGTTCAATAATAAAGTCCTTAGCTAATTGGTCTAATTCAAATGTATAGCCGTTTTCAAGTGATCTTTCAAGCAAATTTTTAAGTTCAATCTCTAAAATTTGACGAATTTCCGCTTTTTCTAGTGAATCAAAGATAATAATATCGTCTACTCGGTTTAAGAATTCCGGTTGGAACTTATTTTTAAGAGCTTTGTCTAAAATACTCTTTGCAAGAGCCCTTTCCTTTTCAATATTGTTTGCTGTGGCAAAGCCAATACCGACTCCGCGATCTTGCAGATCCCTTACTCCAACATTAGACGTCATAATAATAACCGTGTTTCTAAAATTGATTTTACGGCCTCTTCCATCAACTGCATAGCCTTCGTCAAGAATTTGAAGTAAACTATTAAAGATATCTGGATGAGCTTTTTCAATTTCATCTAATA